GGGTGTCTATGGGGCCGAGCAACTAGAGGCGCTCCAAGCAAAACTCATGCGATGGTCTGTAACAGGACCGAAAGAATTGGAGAAAACTCTGCGTATCGGGGCAGAGATGGTACGCAAGGAAGCGCAGTTGCATCACTTGTCAGGGCCGAAGATGCCGCGGGGGGTTGGGGGTGGATGGAATTGGGCAGTCGGGAAAGGTTTTGGTGCTAGCCAATCGGTAACAGGTAATGCGACACTTGGGGTTGTAACAGGTTTATTGCGGCGGTCAATCGCTATGCGTGTTTCAGTAAAACCCGGCGCGATTGAGGCTATGGTGGGAACTTCTGTATGGTATGGGCGGCTGCATGAGTTCGGAAATAAAACTTGGTCGATAGGTAAGGGGTTTGGCAGTGGGCATATGCCTGCAAGACCATGGCTACGGCCTTCTTTGCAGCACGAACACAAAGCCATCTTCGAGATGATCGACAAGGCATGGTTTAACGCTTATGGCAAATAGCATACGGCATAACATCATGGTATCGGTTGTCTCCTCTCTGACACGTATCACGTCAACTAATGGATATCAGTCTACCGTGGCCTTTGTATCAGAGAATATAAAGCACTATGAGCAAGTGACACAAAATCAGTTTCCGGCGGTGTTTCCTATCGACACGAATGAGGATAGGCAGTCTTTCAGTTTCCCACGAACATCGAGTTCTCAGGATATGAAGTCAACGCTCACGGTGCTTGTCACTTCTTTCCTCTTCGCGCGCGGGGGCGTGAGTACGAGCGCAAGAAGTAACTTGCTCATGGATATCGAGAAGGCCATGATGAATGCTACAGCGATGACTACCACGGCAGGCATACTTGATATCAGGCCTGGTAAAGTAACAACGGATCAAGGGACGGTGGAGAACTACTCGATACACGATCAAGAGTTTCAGATCGACTATCTCTATAATCACGCGGATGGAGGGTAATCATGGCTATCAAGACTTTTACAATCGCGGACGTTAAGATAAACGGCACCGCGGGAACGTCAATCGGTAACACGATCAGCGCGACCTTGACCGTGAACATGGACGTTGCGGAGTCAACCGGATTCGGGGATACATGGAAAGAATATATTGCTCTGGCAAAGTCATGGAATCTTTCCGTGAACACGAACTATGATAATGCGGATGCGGGTGCCTCTTCTCTACGAACTGAGTTTATTTCCGGGGACTGCGTGGTGACCTCTGTAACCATGTACGTTACCGGATCCTCAGTATTTGTAGGGGATACGATCCTCACGGGATACAACGAGGGCGCCTCCGTGAATGCACCGGATACGCTTGCCTTGACGTTCCAGGGAAACGGGGCACTTACCTATACGGCTGGGTAGGAGGATATTATGGCCATTAATAAAGCCACCTCCGGCGCGATCTACGGAAAATCCACCTCGACGACAATGACCGACGAGCCTACCACGTCGGCGGCAGGGAATATCTATCAGATCACCTCATCGCTTCATCAGGTGATTGACCCGACGACCTTACCGACGCTTAATACCTCATCGGCTACATATCTGGATACGACTTGGATGGACGGCGGGTGGGATTATTTTACAGGCAGGGTCAAGCTCATGCTTGCTACTTCGCCAACGGTAACAGGTAAGTGGATTACTATGACCGCGCTGGGATCGGTAGTCTCGTGGTCCTTGGCGCCTAACAAAACCGTACAAGAGACAACGGCTATAGGCGATACATGGAAGCAGCATACACAGATTGAAAATGGCGTCAACTTTACGATGAACCGGTACTTTGTGGATACTGACTTCTGGACTCATGTAACGGCGGGTAGTCCCATACTTATAAAAATATGGGAAGATGCTGTTACCGGGTTCTGGCTGAAAGGATTTGTGACATCCTTCGGCGCTACGATGTCGGTAGGCAAAGTGGACGATGAAGCAATCACGATGCAAGTTTCAGGACCAATATCTAGATTCTAAGGAGTGGTTATGGAAGTAACAGTTATTAGAGAATACGACCTTGTGCCTGAATGGAACGGCAACAAGAATGATGCGAAGCCGATCGTATTCAAGATGCGGAGACTGACTACTGCGGAGCGTGATCGGCTTATCAGGTACAAGATTACAGAGGATGGGAAGATTAATCTTGAACCTGACCGCCAAGGCTTATTTATCACGGGTGTGGTGGGGATCGAGCAGCTCACGGTGAATAGCGAGGCTGTCAAGACAGCGCGGGACTTCCTTTCAAAGCCCGGACTTGATAATCTTTTCATCGAAGTTGTATCAGATGTTATCGGTCAGAACAGTAAGGAAGACTCAAAAAACTTGTAAGCGCCTTCGCTTGGATAAGCGAGGGCGAGAAGTTTGATTGTGCGAAATGCACGCCGATTGACAAGGCGGCGCGGGGGTGTGACGGATCGAGACGGTGGAAGGTAGGGACCGGGGTTGTATGGGGCTGTCCTAATAAACTTATTACTGAGGAAACGGGGCAGGCCATAGAAGCCTGGGCGAGGTGGAAGCGATTTGGTTGGCCTTACGCGGGCGGGTGGGCGGAGCAACCGGCCAGATACTTTGATATCATAGAGGCGGTGGAAGGTGAGTTTATCGCCGTGGAAAACAGAAGGATAGAGAAGGCAAGCAGTGGCAACCGCAACAGATGAGATATATGTAAAGATACTCACTGATACGAATCAGGCCATTGTGGGTATGACTAATTTTATGTCTTCCATTGCCAAAGCTGCGGCTGCGCTTTATGCATTTAAGAAGGTTGTTATAGATAGTTTCAAATCATATCAGGAAGCAGAAGTGGCTGAGGCACGTCTTGCCGCCGCTATGAAAATAACGGGACAAGCAAGTGAAGCGGGATTGAGAAATCTTACTGCCTACGCTAAAGGTTTGCAACGTACTACTACATATTCCGATGAAGCAAATATGTCAGCCATGGGATTGCTCATGCAGATTGGAAATCTATCAGAGCAAGGAGTAAAGAAAGCTCTTCCGTTACTACAAGATTATGCCTCGGTAATGGGAATTGATTTGACAACCGCCGCTGAACAGCTAGGACAAGCAATTGCGGGCGGACGGAACATGTTCCAGAAATATGGTATAGAATTAAAAGACACTATGTCGGCTTCACAGAAATTTGACGCGGTAATGGTTGGGCTATCTGATAAGTTTGGTGGATTTGAAAGACAATTAGCACAGACGACAAGCGGGCAAATTAAAGTATTGAAAAACTTAATTGACGAATTAAAAGAATCTCTTGGTGGTTTATTGGCGCAATTTATGAATCCCATTTTGAAAAATACCATTACTCTACTTAGTGGGGAAATGACAATAGCAAGACCTCTTATTTCATATAAGGCAAAAGATGATATTTTACAATCATTATCTACTTTACAAGAATATAAAAAGCAATTAGAAGGGTTGAATGATTGGATAGATAAAAGTCCCTTGAAAGCCTTCTGGTATCAAATGTTCGGCAAAAATGCCGATTTAATGATTGGTGATATCAATAATCGCATTAGTGATTTGACCAGTATTATGAGAGGTCTAAAAGACGCAACATCGGGCACGGCTGGTAATATCAATGACATCGCCGATTCTTTGGGTAAGGTTGCGATGGTTGCCATCCCACAATCTGGCTATGGCAAGAATCCTCTTTGGGCAGGTGAACAACAAGAGCCGTCATTTCAATCCTTGCCCGGCGGGATGGGCGGGGGGATACCGTCCTTTGCGGAGATGGGATATGGCGATCTGGAACGGATGGCAATAGCTGCCGAAAAGTCAGCATATAGTGGTGAAAAGGTTATGAAGTGGACCGTAAGATGGGCAGGTGCTATTGCTGAACTAGAAAAGCAAGCTGCCTATGCTATCGGCGGTTCCTTAGGCGATCTGTTCTCTGCTTTAGGGACTGCTGCTGCTACAGGAGAGGGGGCGGGTGAGGCATTTGCGAAGTTTGTAACTTCGATTATGAATCAGATTGGACAGCTCATGCTTGTTGCCGGATTGAAATTGATAATAGAAGGTGGGCCTGCAATGATGGGGCTTGGCATTGCCCTGGCAATCGCCGGCGGGGTTACTATGTTTGCGGGAGCATTCTTTGGAGCTTCTAGCGGCGGGGGTGGTAATACAGCGGCTCCTGAGTTACCTTACATGGCATCCGGCGGTATTGTCTCCCGGCCTACCCTTGCGATGATAGGGGAGAGCGGACCAGAGGCGGTGGTGCCTTTGGGGCGTGGATTTGGAAGGGGAACGACAATCATCGTGCAGGGTAGCGTATGGGCCGAGCGTGATCTGGCTTCCGTTGTTGCGGCGGCGCAGGGGAACTGGTAATGGCAATCAAGTGGATTTCGTCTGCTTGGAAGACGTACCTAGAAACATCCTTTCCTCAGGATAGGCGAGTCTATGTAGACTTTCGGCAACAGCAATATCCTCAGGTGGCGGGGGCTGCTACTTATGCACTCGTAGCGGCGGCTGACAATCAGCCTGGTAGTCACTATATGACTTCGAGCTACTCGGCTTATTTCTGCGACATGGCCTCCACGATGACAGTAGCGGTGCGCGTTAAACCATCTTTTGCTTTCAACGTTGCAAGCGATCAGGCTATCCTGGCGTGGTACAATACCGCTTCAAGTTTGCTATCGCTTTCCTACACTTCGGCTGATGATATGTACACATTGACTTGGCAGGACGCCGGTACTTCGCGCACGATGAAGAGCGCGGCCTACACCACCACCACGGCGCTACAGGCGTGGACAGATATTTCTGCGGTGCTCACTCTCAGTGCGAGTTCGGCAACAGCGTCGAAGTTCTACCTTGACGGCGCGGAGATAGCATCTGGTTTTTCCGGCGCCATCGACGTGAAGGCGAGCAATTTCCCGAAGCTGGAAATACGTGCTATGAATGCGACGGTTGGCAGTTACGATATCAACTATGCACGACTGTTTAAGAATGTGGCAGCAAGCGCGGCACAAGTAGCGAATGACTTTTCCGGGATGCTGAATGAGGAGATAGTCTGGCACCTGAACGGGAATCCTCTCGGGCATACACGATGCAATGTGGCCGCGAGAGTCAGGTCGGTGGATATCGAGCGATCCGTAGCTTCTCCCATTGGTGCGGCAAATGCCAACTATGCATCAGTGCAACTCATGTCTCCCGATGGACAATTTGCGGATGATCAGTATGCGGCATTTGTGGCAACGTCTGAGATATACAACGGGACAAGCGCACAGAAATACATGCAACAGCGTTGCCCTATCGAGATAGAGACATGGTATGGCGGAGTGTACGAGACGGAGTTTATCGGACGCCTTGATGATAATATGTTCAAAAGGAGATCGAGTTTCAACAGCATAAGCATGGTTACTATCGGTGCTTATGATCTTGTAGACGATTTCAAACGCCGGGTCCGGCAAAAGGCATATTCATTCGAGAACTATTCGTTATGCGACCCGAGTAATACGGCAAGTTCTCTTGTGCATACCATTGGCAACATGCAGATGCAGACAGAGTGGTATAATTTCCTGGCGAATAGCAGTTTTGAAAACACGACTGCTGCTAATAGCTGGGTGGCAGCAGGGGCGGGGGGAACGTTGACGCGGGCGGCCGGTGGGTTGCTCGGATCGTATCAGGGGGATCTGTTATGCGCTACGAGCACGACTTGTACGCAGAAAGTATCTTTTGCTGGCAGTAAGGTATTGAATGTAGGACAGAACTGGACAATCTATCTTTACGGCAAAAGTGCGACGGGGATCACGGCAACTCTATCTTTGTCAGAGTTGACTTCCGGGAGCACGTCGATAACGAGTGCAAGTACAGTTCAAGCCTTCACTGCTGGCGCTAATTGGCAGCGCATGGAAAAGACGATAGCAATATCTACTTCTGCTACTGGCATCTTGCAAGCTCGCGTTGCGCTGGCATCGGCGGCTACTTTCAGCATGGACGTTGCTAAT